GGCGGCGGCGCTCTACGGCAGCTATCAGGGCGTGGACATCATCATCACCCATGCCTTTTTCCCGCGTCCAGAGGCGGCGCGCAAGGCCGACGAGGACGGTATACCGCTGTTCGGCTGGGAGGAGGACGGCTGGCTGACGATGTGCAACTCGCCCACCGTCAACTACGCCGACCTGGTGCAGTGGTTCATCTCGATGCGGGAGCGGGGCTTCCGAATCAAGCAGGTTGGCCACGACGAGAAGTTCGCCGGTGAGGAGTACATCCCGCTGATGAAGCAGGCGGGCTTCACGGTGGTGCACCAGCCGCAGCTGTACATCCTGAAGTCCAAGGGCTTCCGGCACATCGAAAAGGCCGCGAAGGACGGGAAGCTGTACTATCTGCACTCCGAGGCTTACGAGTACTGCGTGGCGAACGTCCGCGCCATAGAGAAGACCGATGACCTGATCCAGTATGAGAAGGTCCAGCCGGAACACAGAATTGACCTTTTTGACGCCAGCGTGTTCGCCTGCATCCGCATGTTGGAGGGCACGGCGAAGCGAAACAAGGCGAGAAAGTGGTGGGGTAATTGAGCAAGAGAAAGCGCGCGGCAGCCCGCGCGGCGCAGGCGCGGGCGGCAAACCCCGCCATGAGCCAGTTTGCCGTGTGGATGAACGACGGGGACATCTGCTGCCCTGGCTATACCAGGCTGAGCGACTGCCCGGAGATCATGACGGCCTGCCTGCGCATCGCGGAGCTGATCGGCAGCATGACCATCTACCTGATGAGCAACACCGACCAGGGCGACATCCGCATCGTGAATGAGCTGTCCCGGCGCATTGACATCGAGCCGAACGGCAACATGACGCGCAGCCAGTGGATGATCGCCATTGTGATGAACCTGCTGCTGTACGGCAAGGGCAACAGTGTGGTGGTGCCTCACACCTACGAGGGCATCCTGCAGAGCCTGGAACCCATATCGGCCAGCCGAGTGACGTTCAATCCCGTGGGCAACAGCTATCGGGAATACCGCATCGCTATCGACGGGCGGGAGCGCGACCCGGCCAGTGTGATGCATTTCACTTATAACCCGGATCCGCACTACCTGTGGAAGGGCCGGGGCGTGACGGTGGTGTTGCGCGACATCGCCAACAATCTGAAGCAGGCGCAGGCCACTGAGAACGCCTTCATGGCGAGCGAGTGGAAGCCCAGCATCATCGTGAAGGTGGACGCGCTGACGGACGAGTTCAGCAGCCCGGAGGGCCGGGAGAAGCTGCTGGAGAGCTACGTCAAGCCCTCCCGGACCGGAGAGCCGTGGCTGATTCCTGCCGAGCAGTTCCAGGTCGAGCAGGTCCGGCCGCTGAGCCTGGCCGATCTCGCCATCAAGGACACGGTGGAGCTGGACAAGCGCACCGTGGCGGCGGTGCTGGGTGTGCCCGCGTTCCTGCTGGGCGTCGGCGAGTACAGCCAGCCCGAGTGGAATAACTTCATCCAGACCACGGTGAAGGTGATCGTGCAGGGCATCCAGCAGGAGATGACCCGAGCGCTCATCACCAGCCCCAAGTGGTACCTGATGCTGAACTTCTGGTCGCTGCTGGACTACGATCTGAAGGCCACGTCGGACATCCTGCTGGCGGGTGCTGATCGCGGGTACATCAACGGCGACGAGTGGCGCGACCGCATGCACATGGCCCCGGCGGGGCTCAAGGAGTACAAGGTGCTCGAGAACTACATTCCGTATGACATGAGCGGACAGCAGGGGAAGCTGGTGCAGAATGAATGATCTGACACTGAGCTGCCCCAAGGCGGCCTACGACAGGGAGATGCGCATCACCTGCGGCGACGGTGGCCTGTGCGGCCACCAGCGGTATCTGCGCTGCAAGGGATGGAGCATACTGACGGACCAGGCGGGCCGGTGCCCGCTGCGAAAGGATGAGGAACATGGAGAGGGCCATGAGACAGCTGCGCACGGTGGCGACTGACTTCGCCACCCGCGAGGACGGCGACGCGCTGCGCATCGAGGGCTATTTCGCCGTATTCAACACCAATTACGAAATCGCGCCCGGCCTGAGCGAGAGCATCGCGCAGGGCGCTTTTTCCCGGACGCTGCAGGGCGGCGACATCCGGGCGCTGATCAACCACGACACCACCCTGGTGCTTGCCCGCACGAAGGCGCACACGCTGGAGCTGCGGGAGGACGAGCGCGGACTCTGGGGCAGCGTTCTGATCAATCCGAACGATCAGGACGCCATGAACCTGTATTCCCGCGTGAAGAGGGGCGACGTGGACCAGTGCTCGTTCGGCTTCGAGATCGTCAACGAGGAAACCGACTTCCGCGACGACGGCTCGGTGCACTGGACTATCAAGGATGTGGACCTGTTCGAGGTGTCCGCGTGTACATTCCCGGCCTACGAGGCCACCAACATCTCCGCGCGGGAGAAGGAGCGCGACCAGCTGATGGCGCGCAGCCTGGAAGCGTGGAAGACCAAGGCAAAGGAGAGAATCAAGCATGGCACTGAAAGCGCTGCTGCTGAAAAAGCAGATTGACAACAAGAAGAAGGCTCTGGACGAGCTGCGCAAGAAGGACGCCGAGTTCACCACCCGCGAGACCGAGCTGACCCAGGCCATTGAGGAAGTCGAGACCGAGGAGCAGCGCTCCGCGGTGGACGAGATGGTGAGCGCGTTCGAAACCGAGAAGGCCGACCACGACAAGGCCGTGGGCGACCTGGAGCGCGAGATCGAGGGCCTTGAGAACGACCTGAAGGCCGAGGAGGCCGCCCAGGCTACCGAGCCGCCTGAGCAGACCGAAGAGAGAAAGGATGAAAAGAGCATGAACACTGTTGAGAAGCACACCGCCACCCGTGCGCGCGTGTATGGCGACATGACCGCCGCTGAGCAGCGCACCCTGATCGAGCGTGAGGATGTTAAGTCCTTCCTGGACGGCATCAAGAGCACCATCCGCGGCGCACAGGACGCCAAGCAGACCCGCGCCATTAACAACGTCGGTCTGCTGATTCCCGAGGTCATGCTGGGCCTGCTGCGTGAAAACGTGCTGCGCTACTCCAAGCTGTACAGGCACGTGACCGTGAGCCGCGTCAACGGCGAGGGCCGCATCCTGATCTCCGGCGGCATCCCCGAGGCGGTGTGGACGGAGTGCTGCGCTCGTCTGAACGAGCTGAGCATCACCTTCTACCAGGACGCCTTCGGCTGCTGGAAGCTGGGCGGCTACTTCACCGTCTGCAACGCCAACCTGGAGGACAGCGACATCGACCTGATGGCCGAGATTCTGCTGACCCTCGGTCAGTCCCTGGGCTACACCGACGACAAGACCATCCTGTACGGCACCGGTACCAACATGCCCCTGGGCATCATCCCGCGTCTGGCCCAGACCAGCCAGCCCGCCGGTTACAGCCCGACGGCGCGTCCGTGGGTGGACCTCCACGAGAGCAACATCCGCACCATCGCCAACACCTACACCGGTCTGGCGCTGTTCCAGCAGCTGGCTCTGGCGGCTGGCTACTCCAAGGGCGCGTATGCCCGCGGCGAGCGCGTGTGGGTGATGAACGAGACCACCTACGGCAAGATCATCGCCGCCGCCATGAGCATCGACGCCTCCGGCGCGATCGTCTCCGGGGTGAACGGCACCATGCCGGTGCTGGGTGGCATCATCGAGGTGCTGCCGACCTCCATCATGCCCGACGACAACATTCTGACCGGCTACTTCGATCTGTATCACATGATCGAGCGCGCCGGCGAGAAGTTCGCGTCCAGCGAGCACTTCCTGTTCCTGTCTGACCAGACTGTGTTCAAGGGCACGACCCGCTGGGACGGCAAGCCCGTGATCGCCGAGGCGTTCGTGCTGATCGGCATCGACGGCACCAACCCGACCACCAGCGCGACCTTCGTGAGCGACACCGCGAACCAGCCGGAGAGCATCTGGCTGCCTGCCACCGCGACCGTGGCCGCAGGCGCTGACATCACCCTGGTTCCCGTGATCAACCCCTACGGCGTTGAGACCACGCTGACCTGGGCTTCCGGCACGACCGCCAAGGCGACGGTTGACACCGCTGGCAAGGTGACCGGTGTGGCCGCTGGCACCAGCGTGATTACCGTGACCACCGCGAACGGCCTGTCCGCTCAGTGCACGGTGACCGTGACCAGCGCCTGACCTGAGCGGGAGGTGAGCAGATGGAAACAATGCTGACGATGCTGAAGACCGACTTGGGCATTCGCACTTCGACGGCCTACGACGCGCGGCTGACCCAGCTGCTCACCGCCGCCGAGTCGGCGATCCGCAAGGAGGGGGCGTCCACCCTGGACGCCTCCGACCCGCTGGACCAGCAGCTGATCGTGATGTACGCCGCATGGCTGTGGCGCCGGCGCGACAACATGGAGGGCATGCCTCGTATGCTGCGCTGGACGCTGAACAACCGGATTTTCCGGGAGAAGGCGGGTGCATCCGATGGTTGACACCGAGATCACCCTGATCAAGCCCGCAGGGCGTGAACAGGACGCGACGGGTGTATGGCGCACCACCGAGCCGGAGAGCCGGACCATACTGGCCCGCATGGACGATGTGAGCCGGGCGGAGTTTTTCGCCGCTGGCCAGGGCGGCATGCGCGCGGAGTTCCGCTTCATCGTGGCCCCGATCGAATACGAGGGCGAGGCTGTGTGTGAGTGGGCGGGCAAACGCTACGCCATTTACCGCACCTACCATGTACCGGGGACAGATGATCTTGAGCTGTACGTGCAGCGGGAGGTGGGCGTACATGGCTAAGCGAACGCCGATTGACCAGTTGAACAGCGCCATCTCCGGGATCCTCTCGGAGTACGCCGAGGACATCCAGGGCAACGTGGACCAGATCGCCGAGCAGATGGGCAAGAAGGGTGTGCAGGCGCTCCGCAAGGAAGCGCGGCGCGTTCTGAAGCCCAGCAAGAGCGGCAAGAGCGAATATACACGGGGATGGAAGATGCAGGTGGAGAAGGGCCGTCTGAGCACGAAGGTCACGATCTACAACGAGCATCCCGGCCTGCCGCATCTGCTGGAGTACGGTCACGTGACCCGAAACGGCACGGGCAGGACCTACGCGCCGACCCCGGCGCATGAACACATTGCGCCTGTGGAGAAAGAGCTGGTGGAGACTTTTGAGCGAGAGGTGGTGGCGAAGCTGTGACCCGAGAACAGATCGCAAGCATGATCGAGAGCATCGGCGTCCCCTACGCCTTTGACCACTTCGGCGAGAAGGATGGCGAGCACCCGCAGGGGCCGCCTTTCATTTGCTTTCTGTACACCGACCGCTCCGATTTTCATGCGGACGGCGTCAACTACGTCCACATCGTTCAGCTCTCCATAGAGCTGTACACCGATGAGCCTGACTTCGAGCTGGAGGGCGCGGTGGAAGCGGCGCTTACAACCGCCGAGCTGACCTTTGAGCGCCCGGAGCAGGTGTTCATCGATTCCGAGAGGATGTATCAGACAACCTACAACACGGAGGTGTTATTGACCGATGCCGAATAAAGTAAGATACGGCCTGAAGAACGTCCACTATGCGACGGTGACCTTTGCCACCGACGGCACGCCGACCTTCGGCACGCCCGTGGCGATTCCCGGCGCGGTGAGCGTGAATCTCAGCAAGCAGGGCGACACGTACACGTTCTACGCCGATGATGGGTCCTACTTCGAGCTGGGCGACAACGCGAGCTACGAGGGCGACCTGGTGATAGCGTTGATTCCCCAGAGTTTCCGCACGGCGGCGCTGGGCGAGGCGCTGGACGGCAAGGGCGTGTTGTTCGAGGAGAGCAACCCGACGAGGGGCCACTTCGCGCTCCTTTTTGAGTTCA